GTTCACTGTTCAATTATGTTACTATAGAGGCTGATGATATCTTCTTAGAAGACACCAACATGTTGATCAAGAAGTATCGTCCATTTGTCCAAATCAGCGAAGAACTAAAATTCGCTGTTTGTGGGCATTATAAATAATAGTGTCCGCTAATACAGGACACTATACAAAAATACAACGCATATACGGAGATACAAAATATGTCATTTAATTCCCTATCAGACTTGCGCAAAGCAAGAGGCTCTTTCGACAACTTGATGAAAGAAGTTGAAAAGATCGATTCCCCTAAACAACAAGGCCGAGACAACGGTAACGAATGGAAGCTCACAGTAGATTCTGCTGGCAATGGGTATGCTGTCTTACGTTTTCTTGCTCCCCCTAAAGGTGAAGAACTTCCCTGGGTTCGTTTATGGAATCATGGCTTTCAAGGTCCTACAGGTAAGTGGTACATTGAGAACTCACTTACTACTTTGAATCAACAAGATCCTGTATCAGAATTGAACAGCGAACTTTGGAACAGTGGTGTTGAATCTAATAAGGACATCGCACGAAAGCAAAAGCGTCGATTGTCTTATTACGCAAATGTTCTTGTAGTAAAAGACCCTGCTAATCCTCAGAACGAGGGTCAGGTAATGCTTTACAAGTTTGGTAAGAAAATCTTTGACAAGATCAAAGATCAGATGCAACCTGAGTTTCAAGATGAAACAGCATCAAATCCTTTTGACTTCTGGGAAGGTTCTAACTTCAAGTTGAAGGCGCGTCAGGTAGAAGGCTATCGTAATTACGACAAGTCTGAGTTTGAATCATCTCCTTCTGCGGTTGCAGACTCTGATGAAGAGATTGAAGCAATCTGGGGCAAGCAGCATTCACTTGCTGAGATGGTTGATCCTAAGAACTTCAAGACTTATGATGAGTTGAAGGCTAAGCTGAATCAAGTACTCACGGGAGGCGCGAGAGTGACCACTGCTGAGACTATTGCAGCACAGACAGGCACTGATGATGTTGAAGATTTGATGGCGGTTAACTCTGCTACTTCTTCCAGAGTCACAGTCGCTTCAAGTGCTGATGAGGAAGATACACTTAGTTACTTTGCAGCATTAGCTGAAGACGATTAAAAAGATTACACACTCTTTTATGGGGGCACTTCGGTGCCCCTTTTTTATGATGTTACAATAACGCCAAACGTTACGCTGCGGCTACTTCTATCATTATTCTTCTCGCTTCCAAATAGTCCAAGCACCATACGCAATTGCGCCGTATGCAATAAGACCTGCTATTGGTTTAAAGAGTATGAACGCAACACCAGCAGCAATTAATACTGCGCCGTCTAGTGATGTTCTTTCGGCTAATCTATCTAAAATGAATCCTTTCATGTTTGTCTCCTATGACATGACCGAAGCAAGATACCGACTGCCTGTTGCATTGTTCGGGCTTATACTTTTCGGTAGTGTTACTAGTACGTTGACATCCGGTGATGCAGCGGGTGCTGCTTGTCCACCTGGTGCTTGTATTACTATTGGGGCTGCAGGTACATTTGATGTTGCTGCAACATCGGTAGCATCTTCAACTGTTGCTGCTGGCGCGTTTGCTGACTGTGAATTCGACCGCAAGACGCTTGCTTCTAAAGGATCTGGGGTTGCTTTTATATCATTGAGTCTTGACTGCACCGCAGCAGTATCTTCTTCGCTCAAGTCACGGTCCATGAGCATTGCATTTAACTGCCCTGTATCTTCCGTTGTTGCCAGCTTCTCTTTGTCGATTTCACTATTGCCCATCATATCTTTGTTATACAGCCCAGAGTCTTCGGCAGCTTCTAAATTGGTTTCTTGTCTTTTTTCTATTCTTTCATTTATTGCTTGCATTGCTTCGGGGTCCATTGATACCCCTACTGCATCTAATGCTTCTTTGTTATTTTGAATAGCTTTGACTAGTGAAGCATTTGCAATAGCGGCTTTGTCGTTCTCACTTAGCTCGTCTTTTCCACTTTCTTCAAGTGTGGCTTCTGTTAATGTAGCTTCAATTTCAGAGGCATCGCTTCGTATTGTGTCTACTAATTTTTTACCATCTATCTTTGTGCTTGCATCTTCTAGTATCTCTTCTGCGACTGCATTTGATTCTGCAATTTCACCCGGATCAACGGGCAATGCATCAGCAAGTGCTCCTCCCGCTTCACCGCCTGCAAAGTATCCCAAAGCACCGCCTACTATGCCGCCAACTATTGTTCCTACTACAGGAACGACACTACCTACAGCAGCACCAGCAGCAGCACCAGCAAGTGTACCAGATGCTTTTCC